CGCGTCGCCACGCCAGCGGCCGGCCAAGTCGAGTGGGGCGGCGGCGGGCCGGACGTCTGGACGCGCTGGGGTGGCGTACGTCACGCGCCGTAGGGGCCGTCGGACCAGACGGCCGGCCGCCACCTGGACAGCATGGCCGCATGAAGACACCCCGCGAGCAGCTGGCCGACATCGATCACCGGGTGTTCATGACCGGCCAGTCCTTCCCGTCCTGAATCGTGCCCAGCTCCACCGGCCGTCACGTCGCGCTGCTCAGCGAGCAGGTGGTGGACCGCCAGCGTCCGCTGGTGGTGGCCCTGGTGGTGCGGGCCGCGACCCTGACGCCGCTGCTGGACGCGGGCCTGCTCCGGCTCGGCGAGCCTGAGGACGTCCCGGAGTACGAGGGGCGGCGGGGGTTCTGGTGGGGGCCGGGGGCCGTGGGGCGCAGGCTGGTGAGGTCGTCCTAGCCGTGGATCTGAAGGTCTGGACGCGCTGACCAGGCGGGACGTACGGTGCGGGTGCGTCCTCCCCGACTGCCGAGCGGCCCGCTTCCCCTGCGTGGGGCTGGCGGGCCGCTGCTGGTCAGTGGTGGTCCGGGCGGGGGCGCAATCCCGCGCTGTCCTACTCCATCGACGCCAGGACCGTGCCCACGAAGTCGTAGATCACTTCCTGCCGCTCTGCTTCGAGGGCGGACCGTCGGATCTCGTAGAGCGATTCCTGGTCGGGGCCTGGCTCACCGAGCTTGATGATCCACCGATCAACCTTGCCGGTCTCTGGCACCGGCATGTCGGATCCATCGTGCGGGCCTCCGACGAAGCACATGCGCTGGGGCGTACTCATACGTCTCCTAAGAGTTGTAGGGGCCCCGCGCCCGCTGGCCATTCTGACGCACGCCACTGACAACCGCTCCAGCACTTGGTCAAGGCCGGGCTGTGACGGCCACCCACGCCACGACCGCCAGCGCGGCGACGAGCAGCGCCCACCCGGTGAGCCTCGCGAGGAGGCGCCGCTGCTCCCGGCTCATGCCGCGATCACCCCGCCCTCGGTCCAGATCCGTCCGCATCCGGTGCAGTGCGCGACCGGCACCCGGCCCTCCCCGCCGTGGACGTCGATCGCGCCGCCGCACGCGCAGGGAGTCTCGAGTGTCCGCTGCTGCGCCGCGATGTCCAGCGCCCGCTCGACCCGGGCCGCGGCGCCGGCCGCGACGTTGCCGATGCGCTGCTCCTCCTGCTCTGTGAGGCGTCGGCACGGGCCCGGGGCGCGCTGCACCCGGGCCAGCAGCCACAGTGCGGCGTGGGATGCGGTCCGCCGGTCGGTGTACCGCCAGCGGCGCGGGTCGACAAGGTCGGCGTGGGCCAGCTCGGCGCGACGCTGCCGGTCGGCGGCGGCGATGTCGGCTTCGCGCTGCGTGAGGTACGGGTGCGTCGCGGTCCGGCGCGCGGTGGGCCCGGCGATGGGTGCGCGCTGCAGTGCGTGGGCGATGTCGTCGGCGCACTGGACGAGGGCGGCCTCCACCAGGCGCATGGTGTCGAGGATGTGGAGGCGGACGGGGACGGGCCGCTCGCCGATCTGGAGCGGATCGCGCTCCTGGGCGCGGAGGTGCGCTGCCTGGTGACGCTCGTACTCGATCTGCTCGGCGTCGGCCTGGTCGAGGCGGGCGAGGTAGCCGCGGAGGCCGAGCCCGAAGGCGCCGTACTGCGTCGGGGCGCCGGCGGCTTCGTGGAGGTCGGTCCAGTGGAGGGCGACGGTGCGGAGGTGGGTGGCGGTGGTGTTCATCGTGCGCTCCGGTGTGCAGGTGGGGCGTAGGGTGATCTCCACCGGATGGGGCGTGCCGTGGAGCTGGGGAGTTCGAGGGCGCGCCCCTTCGTTGTGTTCAGCGGCGCCGGGGTGGCGGGCCGTAGGGGGATTGCCAGGCCGGCCGGTCCGGCTGGCGGACCACGCGGCCGTCCTCGTCAATGAGTCCGGCTGAGCGCAGAGCGCGGGCGGCGGTGGCGAACGTCCGGCTCATCTCTTCGACCTGCGGGCGCACTGTGTCGACGTATGCGCGCATGAACCGGACGGCAGCCTCGTGGACCTCGCGGGCACGCTGCCGTACGGCGGGCGGCGGCCACACGCTGTCGGGGATCTCGAACTCCTCCTGGTCCAGCTTGACGGAGGCGATGCCGGGCACCTCGTGCCACTCGCCATCGTCGCCGAGGATCTCCAGGCGGGTGCTCATCGGTTCCTCGCGATCACGCAGCGCCCGGTCTCGGTGTGCGTCTCCGAACAGGCCGGCCCGCACCGCTCGGCAAGTTCGGCCGTCCAGGCGGCGATCCGCTCGTACTTCTGCTCGGTGGTGTGGCCGTCCCACTGGGCGCGCGGGTCCTCGACGTCCACCCGCTCGACGTGGGCGAAGAGGTCAGCGTCACGGGGGCTGATGTGCCACGTCGCCTGGTGGCCGCCGAGCGTGAGGTAGACGATCTGCCAGCCGGGCTCATCGACGTCCCGGGCGTAGGAGATGACGGCGCCGTCGGTGAGGGCGGCGAGGAGCGCGACGAGGTGGGCACGCTCGCGGTACGCGCCGTCGCGCTCGGCCTCCACGGTCTTGATCTGCTTGGTGAGGCGTTCGCCGACGCGGGCGGCGGTCGCGTTCACGGCACTCTGGGTGCGGCGGTTGGGGCGCTGGGGCATGGTCACTTCTCCGTGGTCTGGTCGGCGGGCGCGACGTGGTTGTAGGTCTCGGCGCATTCGTGCGGGCGCTCGGGCGTGCCGGTAGTCCACATGCGGCAGCCCTCGCAGAAGCCCCAGCCTTCGGCGGTGATCTCGGCGTACGAGTAGGGCGTGCCGTCGGGGTGGGTAGGGCGCTCGCGCTGCTCGCGGATGGGCGGCTGGATGGCGTTGTGGAGTTCGACGAGGCGGGCGTCCCACCAGCGGGCGGTGCTTGTGCCGAGGGGCGGTGGTCCGGCCTTCACCCACTGCTCGTACAGGGCGATGACGCGGGTGACGGTGTCCTCGGCGGACCGGTGGAGAGCAGCGAACACGCGGGCGGTCTTCTCGACGTTGATCGGGTGCTGTGGGTGGTCGAGGTCGGCCATGGGCCCGTACGCCTGGGCGAGAACGGCGACGGCCCGCTCCGTCTCGGCGTCGTACTGCCGGATGGCCTCGGTGAGAATCGGCGGGACGAGCGGGCCGGTTCGCTCATCCTCGGGCTCGGTCACTTCGGTCGCGGCCGAAACGGTCGGCTTCTCGCCCTGGTACAGCGGGTGATCGGCGGGGAGCAGCCCCATCTCCGAGCCCCACGCCGGGCTGAGGAGTGCGCGGACCGTGTCGTTGAGTTCGGCTGTGCGCTTGTACAGCTCGCGAAAGTTCTCCTCGGTCGTCTTGCCGCAGTACTGCTGGCTGTCCGTGGTCACTTCGTCCTCCGTGCTGCGCGCTTCATCGCGCGGCGGGTCTTCCGGTTCGGTCGGGGGTCGGGTGCGTCGTCGTCCACCAGCTGCTCGACGCGGACGACTTCGGTCTGCCAGGTGACGCCCGGGGCGGGCGTGTGCTCGCCCCGGGGAGTCGACGACGGGCCGCTCACGCTGCGTTCGCCTGGTCGCGGTCGGTCCCGAGCATCTGCTCGTCGGCGGCGGCCGCGGCGTCCAGCTCGGCGTGCCGGGCCCGCTGCCGCTGCTCGTCGCGGCGGTACGAGTCGGCGACGCCGAGGAACACGCCGGCGCCGATGACGCCGGGCAGGGCGTACGCCCAGTGCTCGTAGGCGAGGAGGGCCGCGGTGATGGCGAGGACTGCGGCGGTGAGGCGGCAGGCGCGGGCGGTGCGCTGCGCAGTAGTCACAGGTAGCTCCCGGTCAGGCGGACGGTGCGGATGGTGTGGCGCTGTACGGCGGTGAGGCCCTGGCCCCACAGGTCCGGGTCGAGCGGCCGGCGCGCGCGGCGGCGGGGCCGGGCGACGCAGTGGCACGCGGTGGTGGGTGCGGTGGCGGGGATGAAGTGCCCGCGGGTGCAGCGGCGGGTCATCGGCTCCTCCGGTTGAGGTTGGTGAGGGCCCGCCCGGCCCGGCCGAGGCCGAGCAGGGCGAGGCTGATGAGCGGGAGGGCGACGACAGCGACGCCCAGGAGACGGGCGATCACGGAGCGCCCAGGGTGAGCTGGCCGGCCGCCTCGACTGCCGCGCGTCGAGTCGCGGCGGCCGTCTCGCGGTGGTGGTCGCGGTCGTAGTGGAGGTGGCAGCCCTGGCACATGGCGCGGAGGTTGGCGGGGTCGCAGTTCTCGGGGGTGTGGTCGAGGTGGGCGACGGTGAGCACGACCTTGGAGCCGGTGCCGTACGCCTGGCCGCCGTTGCGGTTGGGGCAGCGTCCGGTGTGGGTGCCGCGGCCGCATTCGCCGTGGCATTCGCATCGTCCGGCGGCGCGTTCGGTGCGGATGCGGAGGCTGATCTCGCGCCAGTCGGCGGGGTAGCGGTGGCGGTTCTCGGGGCGGATGGGCATCAGGCGGCTTCCTCGTAGTTGGGCGCGCGGCGGGCCCAGCGTGCGGCGGCGGTACGGCTCCGCGCCCAGGCCGGCCGGTGCGGGCCGCGGAGGACACGCCAGGCGAGACGGGCGGTGCCGTAGACGATCGCGGCGATCGAGTACAGGGCGAGGGTGGCGGTGGCGGCGATGAGGAGGAGCCAGAGTCCGCCGGCGAGGAGGAGGGTCCAGAGGGTGTCGAGGGCGTCGGCGAGGATCACGGGCGCGCCCCGTCCTGCCGCGCCCCGGTGGCGGTGGCGCGCTTGCATGCTCGGCAGTCCACCGGCAGGTGGTTCAGCGGGGTGCCGCCCTGGCCGACGTGCTTGCCGCAAGCCGTCCAGATGCGCTGCACCCTCCCGCTGATGACGAAGCGCGCGGTGGCGTGGACGCGGCGGTCGCCGGGGCGCTTGTGACGACCGGGCCATTCGGTGGTGCTCGCCCACTCTGGAGGTGCGATGGGCGGTGCGCTCATCGCCCTGGCCATGCGGACGGCCGTGGCCAACTTCTCAGCTTCGCTGGGCTCGATGGTGTGGTCGGTCACTGCTCTGCCCCGTCCTGCCGCGCCCCGACGGCGAGTTCCCGCGCGAGCGGCACGGCCTCGGCGAGCGTGTACCGGGTGGCGTCGCGCAGTGCCTCGTCCCGGATGCCCTCGGCTTCGTACACCCAGCAGCTCAGATTCCGGTCCCAGCGGCGGCCCTCGCGGTCGCAGATGGCCCACCGGTCGGCGTGGCCGTAGCTGCGCCGGAGCTGCAGCGGGAGGGCGGTGCCGGGGCGGGGGATCTCCAGGACGGTGGCGAGCGCGAGCAGCTCGTCGGCCTGCGTCTCGATGGCTGCGGTCTCGTCGGCCATGAGCGCGGCCGTGATCAGCCCCCGGTACTCCAGGGCCGTACGCCCGGCGACGTGCTCGGTCTCCAGCACGGTGCGGATGCGCTGCAGCGCGGCCCGGGCGGTGAGGTAGGCGCGGAAGCTGTCGACGGCCTGGCGGTCGCCGTCGCTCAGCCGGTAGTGCGGGTTGTTGCCGCAGGCGGGCCCGGTCATGGTCTTCTCCTGGTGGGTGTGATGGACTCGGGGACACCGGCCGCCCGCACTTCGACTGCGGGCGGCCGGCCTGCGCTCAGAGACTGCGGAGCACGACCTTCGACAGCTCCATGACGAAGCGGTCGCGGTCCTCCGCCGGCGCGTCCGGACGGAAGGCGAAGTGCAGCCGGACGAACGGCTGGTCCGGGTCCTCCTCGGCGGGCCCCTTGGTGCCGAGCTGGAGGGTGTGCCCGTCGGGCCGGAGGCCGTCGGCGCCGAGGTTCACGGCCCACTCGGACACGTCGGCCGCGCCGCGGATCAGGGCGTGGATCTTCCGCTGCGCCTCGGCGTAGGCGTCCGTCCCGTCACCCTCGGGGTCGAGCGCCCCGGCCCATGTGGCGCCTTCCGGCGCGAAGTCGGGGTCCTCATCGATGACGGTCGTCTGGATGTGACGGTCCTCCATCTGCTCCCCGACGCCCACGAAGTCGGGGTCCTCGGTGAGTACGGCGTGCTGGCGGGCGGCTTCGGCGCGGAGGTCGTCGTCGGTGTACGGGCGGCCGGTCATGGAGTGCTCCTTTGTGGGTGTATTGCGCGTGAGTGGGTGTAACCGGATGTCCGCGCTCAGGCGGCGTCGTGGGGCCGGTCGGGGTGGCTTCCGGTGGTGGGGTTGCAGCCGAGGTGGGTGTCGTAGCCGCGCTGGGCCCAGTCGGGGTTGATGGGGCGGTCGCAGATGGTGCAAAGCGGGCCCGTGGCGTCCTGGTCCCCGGGGTCCCCCTCCGTACCTCCCCCCGCCTTAGAGGCGGGGGGGGGGGGGGCGGGGGGAGGGAGGTCGGGGAGGGACGTCCCCCGGGGGTCCCCCGGGATTTGGGGGGAGGTCTGACCTGGGGGTTTCGGTGGTTTCCCTGGAACTCCCCCCTTGATCGTGGGGGAGTTCGGTTTCAAGATCGCGGGGGAGGCTCGGGGGGAGGTCATTTCGGGCATCCCGCGCCTCGTCGAAGCTGTCTCTCCGCTTGCGGATCCGGACCGCCTCTTCGATCTTGTCCTTGCGCATCTGGATGCCGTATTCGGCGCACCACTTGATGACGCGGGGGCTGCCCCACTTCATGGGCACCTGGGCCTTGTCGAGGACGGTGACGAGCCACTCCGGGGTGCCCTTGACCTCGTCGGCGGGCCGGTGGTCGAGGGACTCCAGGACCACGGAGGTGACCGGCCGGCCGTCGGGCTTCGCCTCGCCGTCGAGGGTGACGACCTTCAGGCCGAACTGGATGTCGCCGGTCTCCTCGTCGTCCTTCTGCTTGCCGACCTTGACGGTGACGACGATGTTCTTGGCGTTGTCGCCCTTCTTCGACACGTGCAGCTCGGACTGGAGGGCGCCCTTCGCGCTGGAGGCGCCGCGGCCGTGCTCGCCGACGTGTCCGGTGTGGTGGACGACGAGGACGCAGGCTTCGGTGGCGCGGCGCAGCTCCTCGATGCGTTCGATGACGACGCCGACCTCGGTGTTGGAGTTCTCCTCGACGCCGACGGACACGCGGGCCTGGGTGTCGATGACGATCATCTGTGGCTGGAGGCGGCGCATGGCCTCGATGAGGGTGTCCCACTCGGGGCCCATGGCCTGGACGGGGCGCGGGAGGAAGAGGACGTTGTCCATGCGGACGCCGTAGTGCTTCTCCCAGGCGCGGACGCGCTTGCGGATGCCGCGGGCGCCTTCGGCGACGAGGTAGACGACGGTGCCCTGTCGGACGTAGTGGCCGTGCCACTTCATGCCGGTGCCGACGTGTCCGGCGAGGTCGATGGTGACGAAGGACTTCATGTGTCCGGACGGGCCGATGATCCGGGCGAGGGAGTCGAGGTGGAGGAGGTCGCCGACGAGGGGCTCCAGCGTGGGCATGTTGTCGAGGCTGGTGGCGTCGAGGAGTTCGGCCAGGAGGGCGTCGGCGGGGTCGCCGGAGCGGCCGGCGGCGCGTTCGGCCTGCCGCTTGAGGTAGTCGTCGATGAAGGTGACGGCGCGGCCGGGTTCGGCTTCGGGTGCGGTGGCCTGCTGGACGATGCGGCGGCCGAGGTCGGCTTCGGCGCGGAGGTCGGCGCGGCGGCGGACCTCGTGGGCGTAGTAGGCGGGGTCGCCGCCGTAGTTGCCGAGTTGGGCGACGTAGGGGAGGCCGCCGGCGCGGCGGAGTTCCTGGCGCTTCTCCAGCTCGATGCGCAGGGAGATGGGGTTGACGGGCTCGCCCTGGTCGTAGAGGTGCCCGATGGCGTCCCAGATGAGTTCGTGGGCGGGGAGGGCGAAGTCGGTGCGGTTGAGGATGCCGCGGATGGCGGGGATCTCTTTGGGCTGGTGCATGCAGCCGCCGAGGACGTACCGCTCAGCGTCGTACTGTTCGGGGCCGTCCTGGTCCGCCATTTCTCGCGGGCTCATGTGGCGGACGTTGTCCACGGTGGCGGTCTCCTCAGAAGAGCGTGGTGGGCGGGCACTGGTGGCTGGTGAGGTGCTGGTGGGGGCAGTCGGGTGGGTGCCGGGTGTGGGCCCAGCGGAGGCGGAGGGGCCCGTACTGCTGGCGGGGCAGGCACCACACGAGGTCCATGTCGGTGGAGCGGGCTTTCGCGGCGGCCCAGGGCCGGGGTTCGTCGGCGGGTGGGAGGTCGACGCTGGCCTTGAGGGCTGCGGTGGTGCCGACCCACTGGACGAGGAGGGGCTGGCCGCAGCCGGGGCAGCGGGAGTCGGCGCTGCCCCGACTACGGCGAGCCCCGGCCATCAGGCGACCTCGTCGTCCTGCTCGGCGAAGAGGGTGCCGCCGCTGGTGCGCCGGTCGTACATCTCGCGCTGGAGGCCGCGGAGCCGGCCGCCGGTGATCTCGTCGGCGGCGACCTCGATCGAGGTGACGCGGACCTTGACGGTGGGCTGCTTGTCCTCGTCGGGGCCGGGCTCGACGCGCTCGACGTGGGACAGCTCGACAACGGCCATCCAGCGGCCGCGGCGCTGCTTGAACATTTCGGTGGCGTGGGGTTCGAGAGCCTCGGCGACGTCGGTGAGGACCTTGGAGTCGAACTTGACGTCGGCGTCGATGTGGATGGTCATCGTGTGGTGCCTTTCTGGTTGACCGAGCGGCAGATGGCCCGGTGGGCTGTGACGGGGTTGTCGCGGAGGAAGTCGGTGACCTTCTGGCGGCCGGCGATGCGGCGGTGGGTGCCGCAGGCGGTGCAGAGGAAGTCGGCGACTGGGGTCTGGCCCTTTTCGGTGCGGCTGATCTGGAGGCCGCCGAGCCAGCCGGTCACGCTGCGGCCTTGGTGGTGCCGGTGCGACGGAGCCGGTTGTCGGCGTCGGTGTTGGCCTGGCGGCAGGGTTGGCAGGGCGCGGTCTTCTCGCGGAGGTGCTTCTGGTAGCCGCTGCGGGTGCCGCACTTGGCGGGCTCTGGAGCCTTCCGCTTCGGCTTGCCGGAGGCCGAGGTTCGCGGGGCGCGGTCGCGGACTCGCTTCTGCCGCAGTTCCTTCTGGCTCATGCCGCCCCAGACGCCCCACTTCTCGCCGGTCTGGATGGCCCAGGCGGCGCACTGGATGCGGACAGGACAGGCGGCGCAGACCTTGCGGGCGGTGTCGACCTGCTCGCGGGCGTACTTGCCGTTGGCGTAGAAGACTCGGGAGTCCAGGCCGACGCAGGCCGCGCGGTCCTGCCAGTCGAGGTTGGGGATCATCGGGCCACCGCCGGCATGTTGAGCGGCCACGTCACGCCGTCCAGGGCCCGACGGTGCGTGTCGGGGAGGACGACGAGGGGATAGCCGAGCCAGTGCAGGCCCATCGCGGCGAGGATCGTCGCGTCGGCCTGGTCGTAGCGGCCGCGGCCCTCGCAGGGCACGCCGTACCGCTCGACGACCGCGTCGCGGACCATGCCCTTGCAGATCCGGTGGCGCTGGGTCTTCGGGTGGTCCTTGGCGGGGTTGGCGACTCCGCAGGCGTAGATGATGCGGTGCTGCGGCGGGCACACGGCGTAGGGGATGCGGCGCTTCCACAGGTCGTGCTTGACGAGGCCGCGGAGGTAGGTCATCTCCTCGACGCCGGGCCGGTAGCCGAGGGACATGGCCGGGCCTTCGATGACGACGAGGCTGGTCTCCTCGGTGATCCGGTCGCGGACGTTGCGGCGGTGGAACTCCAGCCGGTCGTGTCCGGTGCGGGCGCCGGGGATGAGGGCGTCGGCGGTGGTGCCGTCGCTGATGCCGGTGCAGGTGAGGGAGAGGTCGAGGCCGTAGACGGTGGGGATCGTGAGGGGCCGGGGCCCGGCCGCCACCAGGGCGGCCGGTGCCTCGACGTCGAAGAGGGTGCTCACTGGGCGTCTCCCAGGCTGATCGGTGTGGAGTGGCGGCATTCGGTGCAGCACATGCCGCCGGTGGCGAGGCGAAGCTGGAGCGTCGGCCGGTCCTGGACCGGGCAGTGCGCCTCGGTCTGGTCGAGGGCCTCGACCGGGCGGAGCAGCTGCTCCTCGTCGGCCGGACGGGTCGCGCGGTGCCGGCCGGTCGGGACGGGCCAGGAGCGGGCGACGACGACGGAGCCCACTCCGACGGCGGCGACGGCCGCGCCGAGCGCGGCGGCGAACTGGCTCACGACGCCACCCGCTTCCCGGTCTTGCGACTCAGCGCCTGGTAGGCGCGACGTCGGTCGTTCTCAGCGGTCAGGCACGCGGTGCATGCCTGCTCGCGCCGGTAGCGGTGCTGTCGATACCCAGCCGGGGTGCCGTGGGCGATCGGCTTCCTGCGGGTCGGGGTGGGCGTACCGCGGGTTCGCTTGGCTTCGCGGTTCGCCCGGGTGCACTCGTCGCAGGGGATCTCGCGGTGCCGGAGATGCCGGGCGTAGGCGGCGAGGGTGCCGCACGGCTTCGGGAGGTTCGTCACGACGCCTCACCACCGCGCTGCGCCGGGATGAACGGCCACTCGGTGCGCACGCCGTCCGCCCACGACTCCTTGCCGGGCGTCCGCCGGAAGTAGTCGGCCAGCGACTCGGCCTGCTGCCGCGCCCAAGCCACCTGCCAGGCGTGCAGGTCGGCCAGCGATGCCCCGCCGATCCGCGGCTCCTTCGTCGCGATCCGCCACGCCACCCGGCAGGCCGCGATCGCGTCCGCGTCCGCCGAGTGCGCGCCGTCCAGCGCCACCTCGTAGGTGCGGCACAGGTCTTCGAGCTTCCGGCCGCCGCGCCGGTACGGGTCGACCTTCTTGTCCAGGACCCGCGGGTCGACGACGAGGAGGTTGTGGCCGACGATGTCCACCAGGGGCTGGACGCCGTGGCGGCGGGCCTCCCGATCGACGATGGTGAGGTCGAAGCTGGCGTTCATCGCCACGATCGGGAGTCCGGCGAGTACCGACTCGGCGAGCGCGGCGACCAGCTGCTCGACGACCTCGGCCGCCGGCCGCCCCTCGGCGCGCGCCCGCTCGGTGGTGATGCCGTGGACCTTCGCGGCGCCCTCGGGGATCTCGATGCCGGGGTCGGCCAGCCAGGTGGCGGACTGGGTGGGGTTGCCGCCGCCGCACTGGACGACGCAGGCGGTGACGATGCGGTCGTTCTCGACGTCGACTCCGGTGGTCTCCAGGTCGAATCCGGCGAGGCGGCCCTCGAACCATGCGGCGGCCATCAGAGGGCACCGCCCTTCAGCGCGCCGAGGAAGGTCTCCAACTGGGCGACGGTGGCCGAGGAGGGGTGGAGGCCGCGGTGCTGCTCGGCGAACGCCGCTTCGACCTGCTCGGTGGTCATGCCGCGCGCTCCGGCGGCGGCGATGATCTGGAACCAGACGTCTTGGGCGGCGGCCGGGTCGGGCGCGTCCTCGACGATCTCGACGTCGTGGACGTACTCGTCGACCTGCTCCTGACCGGCGTCGCCGTAGTCGGCCGGGTTCAGGACCCGCTGGGTGTCGTCCGCGTGCGGGCCGTCGTTCGAGGTGGGGCTGGTCTTCCCTCGCAGTTCCTCACCGCGGGCCTTCAGCACCTTCGCAAGGTCGTCGTCCAGGTGCCCGGCCTGGTTGGCCTGGGTCCAGAGCTTGCCGACCTCCTCAGCCGTCTCGGCGACGGCGGCGAGCGCCGCGTAGTCCGGCCGGCCGCTGGTGATGGCCACCCGCTCCGGGCCCGACGCCACCGCGGCGGCCCCGCCACCGGTGATCTGCCCGGCCATCAGCGCGGCCGGGGTGATCTCCACGTCCAGCGTCGGCACCTTGAAGCGGGCCACCTGGTTGTTGACGATGGCCGTCTTCTCTTCCATCCCGAGCCATCCGGCGACGTATCCGCCGGCCTGCGACAGCAGCTCGGCCGCCGGGGGCAGGGTGACGGCGGCGTGGTAGCCCTTGGAGATGAGGAGCCACTGGCCGAGCGCCGGGACGTCGCGGAGCATGACGTTCACGCGGGTGGTCATGGCGCACTCGCGGTTGTCCGGGTCGCACATGCAGGGCCGGTCGGACTTGTGCTCGGTGACGCCGTCGCAGCGGCGCTGGCACTTCGATCCGGCGTACAGCTCGTACCACTGCGACACCGCGTCCTTCGGCGGGATCAGCACGGGGAGCCGGTTGGCCTGCGAGTACACCTCGAACTCGCTCGGGCCTCCGTTCGCCGGGGTCCAGGGCTTGACCTCGCCGCCGTACAGGTTGGCGACCTCGGTGAGGATTTCCCGCGAGGGGCTGGTGAAGCGGAACTTGTCGAGCTTGGCCGGGCGCGTCTTCCCGTTGCGGGTGGGGACGACGTGGCCGAGGCGGATCTCGCCGAGCTGCCGCATGCGGCGCTGGAGGTCGAGGATGGGCATCAGGCAGCCCTCTTTTCGCTGGTTGTGGTCGGGAGGGTGAGGGCGGGACGGATGACGGTCTTCGACAGGCCGGACGTCCACTCGGCGTTCCGCTTGACGGTCAGGAACGCGTCGAATACGGCGTCGTCGGCGACCGCGGGGATGAGCCGGTAGCCCTCCGGCCGCAGGTGCAGGACGACGCCGGACCAGAACGTGGAGGGCATCGGGACCTTCGTGCCGTCCTTCAGCCAGGCGACCTTGGCCTTGCGGTAGGCGGCCATCTGGAGCGACGCCTCGGGGTAGACGCCCTTCACGTCGAGTTCACCGCCGGTCTTCGTGTCGCCGCAGAACACGGTGTCCGCGGGGATCTCGGTGTCGAAGTACTCGGCCAGGGCGGCGGCGATGAGCGGTGACCGCAGGAGGTAGTCGAGAGTGCCGGCGTAGCCGTGCTCTTCGTTGCCGACGACCATCTCGGACGCCTCGAACTCGACCTGCCACTCCTCGACGAACGTCAGGAAGTGGTCGAGGAACGGGGCCAACTCCTCGTTGGTCAGGAGGTCGGCGGGCATCGGCTTGCCGAGAACGTGCGCTTCGATCAGCTCGTGGACGGCGGAGCCGACGTCCTTGCGCTCGTCCTTCTTGCGGGTGTGGGCGCGGCGCAGCCAGTCGTAGGCCTCGGCCCGCTGGTCGGGGTAGAGGCTGCTGCTGACGAGGTAGGGCAGGTTCGCCATCGCGGTCTCGGCGGTGATGTTCCCGGCCCAGAACGTGAGGGCGTCGCCTTTGGAGCAGCCCTGCTCCAGGATGGTGGTGACGCGGCGGAGCTTGAGGTCGGTGCCCTTGACGCGGTACCAGCCCTGGGAGGGCTTCGGGATGCGGTCGGTGCCGGTCGGCTCCTGCTTGGTGCGGGAGCGGCGGCCGGCGGCCGGGGCCTGGCGGGCCCCGGCGCGCGCGGTGGTGGTCATCGGGCCTCACCCGGGCCCTGGTACTCGCTCCCGGCGACGCCCTGCCATGCCTGGTAGTTGCTGAAGCAGTCGCTGCGCGGGGTCTCGTCGATGAGCGCGGTGGCGGCGGCCTGGGCGAGGGTGGCGTGCACCTGCGCCAGCGCGATGACCTGCTCGTTGCCGTCCTCGACGTACACCGCGCCGGTGTCGGTCGTGAGTCCCTTGATGAGGCGTTCGGCCTCGCGGTAGTGCTCGGGGCCGGTCATGCGGCGCCGCCCTTCGTGGTCGTGCTGATCAGGTGGTAGGTGGTGCGGCCCTCGACGTCCTGGCCGACGATGAGGAGCCCGCGCCCGGCGAGGGCCCGGAGGTCCTTCCGTGCGGTGTTCCGCTTCGTGGTGGGCCAGGGGCTGTCGGCCATGAGCTGCTCGGCGAGCCCGGTGGTGACGGGGCGGCCGTGCTCACGGACGGCGGCGTACAGGTACTCGCGGCGGGTGAGGAGGTCAGCCACGGCGCACCTCGTGGCGGGCCGCCGTCTCGTCGGCGACGTGCTGCCACAGGAGCTGCCGCACCTCGTTCACGTCGGCGTCATCCGGGCGGACGACGACGCGGAGGGTGCGGACGAGGCCGCGGAGCATGGCCAGCTCGCCGTCGTACGCCTCGGGAGTGGCGTCGGCCGCGGGGCGGCTGCTCTTCTCCCCGGCGACGGCCGCGCGTGCCACGGACGCCTCCAGGCGGAGGAACCGCAGGACCGTGGCCTTGCTGACGGTGCGGGAGGTACCGGCGGTCAGGCGCTTCTCGGCCTCGCCCGCCAGGTTCGTGAGCACCTCGGCGCGGTAGGCGTCGAGGTAGCCGTCCAGCCGGTAGGACGTCGCACCGCTCTCGAAGAGGCGGTGGATGTCGGCGCGGGCGTTCACGCGGCGGCACCACCCTCGCGGCGCTGCGCCGGGACCGACGCCACCGGAGCCGGAGCCACCGCCCGCAACCGGTCCGCCAGCGCGGCCACCGCGTCCCCGTACACCGGCACCTCGTAGCCCACCCCGGACAGCAGCCGCTCCATCAGCAGCTGCTCCGGCGCCCACCCGTCGTACTCGCCGGCCGTGCCGCGCTGGTCGGCGATCTCCAGCAGCAGCGCCAGCAGGTCGGGGTCGTCGGCGATCGCGGTGAGCCGGTCGGTGAGGAAGTGCTCCAGGTCGAGCATCACGCCGGCCGGGATACGGCGGACGTAGATCCGGGTGGGACCGGTGATGGTCGGCCGCCGGAAGAGGCGGTGCAGGATCAGGCGGATGCGGTTCAACGGGCACCCCCGTGGTGGCGGTTGAGCAGGTTGGCGAGGAGGGTGGGCGCGTCCACGAAGAGGAAGGCGAGGATCACGGCCCAGACGGAGGAGCCCCAGAGGAGCCAGTCGAGGGGGTTCACTCGTCGGCCTCCGCGTCGTACTTGGCGGCGACCTCCAGGGCCTCCACGACGTAGCCCGTCGCGCGCTCGTCTTCGCCGACGGAGGCGACCAGCTCGGCGACGTCGTCCTCCTCGTCCTCGATCCAGTCGAGGACGACGGTCGGCAGGTCGCGGCGCAGCTCGGTTTCGCAGTGCGTGCGGGCCTCGGCGGCCGTGGTGTACAGGCCCATCGGGATCGAGTCGTGCGACGCGCGGTAGATCGTCAGCGGCGCATCGGCGGCTTCCACCGACACTGCGCACCCGTACCCGTGCTCCTCCAGCGCGTACTCGACCCGCTCAGCCGCATACAGCGCGTCCTCGCGGTCGTCCGCGTTCGTGAGGTCAGCGACGATCCGGAAGGTGCCCGGCGCGGGCTTCGGGTCCGGGCCCACCGGCATCGGCAGGGCGCCCAGCTCACGGACTGCGGTCTCCAGGTCCCGGATCGGCTCGCTCATGCCGCCACCGCCTCAGCGGCCACCGGCAGCGACACCAGGATCTCCACCGACACGTCCCGCCACACCGACGCCAGCACGTGCTGCCGCACCACCACGCCGCCGCTCTCGTGCTCACGGCCGACCTGCACCGAACCGCCCAGGAACCGGCGGCAGTCCGCGAGGACTCGCACACCGTCGTCGTGGACGATCCCGACCAGTCCCGGGCCGGTACGGGGCACCGACCACGTCAGGTGCCTGGACAGCTCGGGGTGCTCCTCCAGGAGCTGCACCAGCGCGACAGCCGCGCCGTGCTGGGAGATAGGGTTGGTCTTCAAGGTGACCTCTTCCTTGCTTGGTTGGTCGCCGAGTCGATGGGCTGCTCGGGCCTGGCAGTCGGAGCGGCCCTTCGGCGTTGATGGGGTCAGGCGGCCTGAGCCGCCGACGGCTTCAGCTCCCGCACGGCGCGCGCCGAGGCGAAGACCGCCCGGATCTGCTCGCGCTGCTCGGGGCGAAGGGGCGGAGCGGCGGCGACGCTGCGGCGGACGCTCTCGACGACCGCCGGGCCGAGGAGTCGCTCAGCTTCCTCGCGGGTCACGCGGGCACCGCCGCCATGTGAAAGGGCTCGACCGGGGCCTGGACGGTGCGGCCGGCGTGCTGCCAGAGCACCAGGAGGTCAACTCCCAGCCGTCTGGCAATTGCCACTGCCTCGTCGTACAGCGACGTCTTCCGCCTGCCGTTGCGAAGCGCGTCGATCTTCGAGGGGTGGCAGCCGGCCGCGTCGGCGAGGTCGCGGACGCTGACGGGCTGGCCGTCGCCGTCGCGCTTCATGAGCAGGACCAGCAGCTCAGGGCTTACGAGAACCATGGGGTTCTGCTGCGGGCGCATGTGTGTCACCTCCGTAGACGCCGTGTGCGTTTCCGTGAACAAGAACGACAGTACACACCCGTAGACGTTCTGTCTACGGAAACGCACACGCGCTGAAGGGGTGTCAAATTTGAGTCATCACACCCCGGAGGGATGGCGCACACGGGGTGTGTGCGTAGACACTTTGTGCCGGGGGGCAAACGGTTGTGCCCGCTGACCTGGGTTTTTCGCGGTGATCTCCAGGCGTAACGTAGACAACACGCGTCACGGGGCAGATCGAGAGGGCACAATGCACGCCATGACGGAGCAGCGAACCGACTTCAGCGACCTCGTTCGAGAGCGGCGCGCCGAGCTGGGGATCAGCCTGCGTGAGCTGGAGTCGCGCGCCCTCGACCCGGAGACCGGCGAGCAGGTGCGGTTCGGGTGGATCAGCAAGGTGGAGAAGGGGCGCTCCGTCGATGCTCCCGCGCCGGCCGTTCTTCGCGCCCTCGCGGCCGGCCTTCAGCTCCCGCTCCGTGTCCTCCAGGAGGCGGCCGCGGCGCAGTTCCTGGACATGACGTCGCAGGTGTGGAGCGAGGACCGGACCACTCGCGTGCTGGCTGCTCGCATCGAGGAGATGACCGACGAGGAGCGGCGGCAGCTCGCTGACATCGCGGAGACCTTCGCTCGGAGGAGGACGCAGCGTAGTGGGTCTGGCCAGGGCAAGTCGGACGATTAGTACGACTTTCTATTACTCAGTGATTCACACTGGTCACACCCTGATCAATATGGCAGCGTAGGTGGTCCGCCTGGGGGGCGCTATCGGATCACTTCGCACGTGCATTCGAACATACGAACGATTGCGCGAGCGGCTGCACCAGGGAGGGAAAGCGATGGCGGACGGGGAGATCACGGAGTCGCGCGCCACGGCGAGTGACGCGGGTGTACCCGCACCAGACCGATCCGAACCGGGCGACGTTCATATCGACATCGAACTCCGGGACGGGCTCCCCGGCGGAAGAGC